GTAATTACTTTAGAGGAGTTTCAAATAAATTCACAATTTTGTAAGTCTGAATTTTCTCAAACATGGCAAGCTGCTGAGATGGGATATTCACCATTAAACTATGACTTACCTGCATCATTTTCAGATTTCATTATCAGTTCTTTTGCTGAAAAAGTAGCTGACAAATACGAACAAGTTATATGGGGTGGAACTAATGGAACTGCAGGAGAATTTGAAGGATTTTGTCCTTTATTACTTGCTGATGGTGGTGTTGATGTAGCTGCTACGCCTGTAACTGCTGCTAATGTTGTTGCTGAGTTACAAAAAGTAACTGCTGCTATTCCTGCTGCAATATATGACAAAGAAGACCTTCATATCTACGTAGGTTCTGCAATCTATAGATTCTATGTACAAGCATTAGGAGTTGTAGGAGCAGGATCAGGGATAGAAAATAAAGGAACATTATGGTTCAATGGAACTCCATTAACTGTAGATGGTGTTAAAATATTTTATTCACCTGGAATGCCTGCTGATTCAATGGTAGCTGCTCAAGTTTCAAATTTATTTTTTGGATGTGGCTTACAATCTGACTTCAATGAAATTAGATTAATTGACATGCAAGACATCGATGGTTCTCAAAATGTGAGATTTATCATGAGATGGAAAGCAGGAATCCAATACGGAATTAGAGAAGATATTGTTTTATATCAATAGAATTAAATAAAGTTTAACCTTTTAAAAATAATAATATGGCATGTAATTTAAGTGCAGGTAGAGCAGTTCCTTGCAAAGATGTAGTAGGGGGAATACAAAAGGTTTTCTTTGTTGACTTTGGAGGATTAGGAGCAATAACGTATACAGATGATGAAGTGACAGATGCAGATGGTACGTTTTCAGCATACGAGTACGATCTTAAAGGTGGTAGTAGTTTAGAACAAACTATTACAAGTTCTAGGGAAACTGGAACTACATTCTTTGAACAAGTTCTTACTTTGAATCTTACTAAATTAAGTAAAGAAGATAATGTACAAATAAAGCTATTGGCTTACGGAAGACCTCAAGTTGCAGTTGTTGATAACAACGGAAATGCATTTTTAATGGGTGTTGAGTTTGGAGCTGAAGTAACTGGAGGAACAGTTGCTACAGGGACAGCAATGGGTGATTTAAGTGGTTACACTTTAACACTTACAGCTCAAGAAAAACTTCCTGCTAATTTTATTTCAGGGGCAACTCTAGCAAATCCATTTATTGGACTAACTGGCGCAACTGAAACAATAGTTACAGGTACTAATAGCTAAAAAACGATAGGTTTCTTTTCATTAAGTTTTGTTTAGGTTAGAAGGGGGTACTTTAATAGGTCACCCCCTTTTATTTTAAAATTTTAATATGATAATACTACAGGAGACAAATAACAATCAGATTATAAAAGTAATTCCTAGAGAATATACTTCTACTACTACTTATGCTGTAAACATAGTTAGTGATTCTCAAAACAAGAATGTATATACTGAAAACTTTACTAATCAGTTTACTTTAGATAGATACTGGTATCAATTTACTTCTACATTTCCAAATTTAGAACAGGATAATTTTTACACATTAAGAATAACAAGTCCTTCTCAAGAAGTTTTCAGAGGGCGTATATTTTGCACTAACCAAACAATAAGCGAGTATAGTGTCAACTCAGGCGAATACACTACTACAAGCTCAACAAATGAATTTGTATTCTATGAAGACTAAAAGCGACATTCACATTTTAAATCTAAATTCTTATGAAGCTCCTAGAGTTTATGAAGAAAGAAATCAAGATTTTGTTTCTATAGGTGAAAATAATGATTACTATCAATATGTCATTGACAGATATGTAGGTTCTACTACAAATCATTCTATTTTAAATGGTGTTACTAATTTTGTATATGGTCATGGGATAGATGCTACTGATTCAAATAAAAAGCCAGATCAGTATGCACAAATGAAGTCTCTAATTAAGAATAAAGACCTATTTAGAGTAGTTCAAGACTTTGTTATACTAGGTGAAGGAGCTTTTCAAATAACATATAATACAGATAGGCAAATAAGTAAGATAACATATTTCCCTAGACAGACTTTAAGAGCTGAAAAATGTAATGACAAAGGTGAAATTGATGCTTATTATTATCATCCTGACTGGAAGGAGTACAAAAAAAGAGATAAATTAAAGAGAATACCTGTATTTGGTACTTCAAAAGAGCTAAATGAACTGTTTATAGTCAAGAAATATGTAGTAGGTTTCCATTATTATAGCCTTCCTAGCTACTCGGCTTCTATGCCTTACGCACTTTTAGAAGAAGAAATTAGTGCTTACTTAATAAATGAAACACAAAACGGATTTTCAGGAACAAAAGTTGTCAATTTTAACAATGGAGTACCTGACAAAGAGAAGCAATTACAGATTAAAAACGATATTTTAGGCAAACTAACAGGCTCAATAGGAGACAAAGTAATAGTTGCCTTTAATGCTAATCAAGAATCAGCAACTACAGTAGATGATATTTCTTTAAATAATGCTCCTGAACACTATGCTTATTTAGCTGAGGAGTGTGTTAAGAAATTAATGGTAGGTCATAGAATTACATCACCACTTTTACTAGGAATTAGAGAATCTGGTGGAGGTTTAGGTAACAATGCAGATGAAATTCAAGTAGCTACAGATTTGTTTTTAAATATTGTAATAAAACCTTTTCAGGACATCGTTATTGATGCTTTAGATGACATTTTAGCAACTAATGACATAGCTCTGAATCTTTACTTCAAAACTCTTAAACCATTGGATTTTATGGATGAAGACACTGATTTAACAGACGATCAAGTAGAAGAAGAAACTGGAATTAAACAAGAAGATATTGACGAGCAAAAAGTAGAAGTTGATTTAAAGAAAATAGATAATAAACCAGTCTTTGAAACTATTGAAGAAGCTGAAGAAGAAGCTGACAAATTAGGCTGTAAAGGACATCATAAGCACGAAGAAGATGGTAAGATATGGTATATGCCATGCGAATCACATGACGACTATCCAACAGCTCTTAATTTATCTGAAAATGAGTTAAGTGATGAACTTTCAAAAGAGATATTAGGATCACTTGCTGA